AGCTGGCCACGCTCTAGATCTGCTCTCTCGTCGTCTTTTCTGATCGCGTCTCTCAGCGCGGAAACGTCCCCCAATGTTAGGGTGTAGAATTCTGCCTTGGTGACACCTAGCCTAACGCGAAGGTTAGCCCATACCGCTCTCGGATCTAGGTAGCGCGTTTCTTCGCTCTCTTCTTCTTCGCAGGCTTTCCCGGCGACTCGTCCAGTTGTCCTAACATCTCTGCGACTTTCTCAAACAGTTCCGATGGTCCCATCGAAAGCGCTTCCTCCATTGTGGGGGGATTCTCTTCGCCAAGCTGAAGCGCTACGTAAAGAGCTGTTAGTGTGCGAGGGTCAGACGAATCGAGTTCGTCTCCCTTCAGGACGTTGACACCTGCGTGTTCTGCTAGATAGCAGACGGCGTGCATTGTTAGTTGTTCCATGTTTTGACGGGGTTAGGCCTGGCGGGGTTTCGCCTGGGCCGGTGGATTCTGTAGAAAACACACGACCCAAGCTTAACCCCGCCAAGAGATATTACAGATTATGCGGGAGGCCAAATGACGGTCGACCCGTCGACGTTTGTCAAGATAGACTCCTCCGCTAGGTGGAATTCACCTGTTGGGGTAATTGTAAACGTGCGTCGCGTCTGCTCGTTTGGACTGATGTTATGAGACCCCAGAGAAGACACAAACCCTGACCAGATCTCACCGGAGGCATTTGCGTCTGTGTATTCCACCATAAATAGTGCAGTAGTGTTAGCTTCAAACGCGGAAACTAAGAGTTGATGATTCTCGGTGTTGTTGAGTGCTACGTCTGATGGGTTGCTTCGAACCTCTGCGGTGAGCTCACCGAAGGACTTGGCACCGCCTTCTTTGAGACGCTCCTCAGCCTGGACCCCCGCAACACAGTCGAGGAGATCGTCGTCCTCGATTACCTCGCGTGTCCGCTCTGGGGTTGACAGATTATATAGCCTCCCGATCTCCTGAAAGGTCAGGCCCGAGTCAGTTGAAATGGATAGTTTAGAGCATAGTCCTCTCATGATAGTAGTGTAATGTAGTTTCTGGTTTGGTTGTTGCTAGCTGGTTTTTAAGTAGATTGGATAGACTCGTCCCTTTGAGATGCTTGTGCCGCCTCGGTAATGATGGCTGCGATGGGGAGAAGCTTAGCTGCTGCGTTGATTCCCCCTTGTTTTGTGGCAAGATCCAGTGAGGCCATGATAGATTCAGCTTGGTCTTGGTTAATTGTGATCGTGATTGACGGAGTATTCATTTCGTTGTGTGCTTGTGCTTGTGCTTGTGTTCTATTCGGCAACCCATTCTGGCTTCATCTCACCGAGGGTGCCGGTTTCGTCGATTACGTAGGCGGTAACTTTTTCCCATGGCTCGAATGATGCCATTCCTGCCGTCTCAAGCATTTCAACTACCGCCGCATGGCGCGAGAAGACGGGCGCCATGTCGGCACCTAGTGCTGCGATGATTTTCTGAGACTCCTCTTTTGGTTTCGGGTTTTCCTTAGTCCCCCAGACAAGCTCAAAGCCGGTCTGAACGGAGTTTGCGAGTCGATTCAACGTGAGGTCTGAATCACTAACGATTTGCTTAGCGATTCGCTCCGCTTCTGTAGGCTCTGCCTGTGGCGGTGCTGCTGGGATGATGTTGTTCGTGGTTGCCATAATAATTGTGTTGTTAGTTGTTAGACTGCTGCTGTGATTCCGATGTTTTCGAGCGCTACGAGGATCGCGTTAACCCGAGTGATTACGTCAGTTGCATTAGTGGCGTCTGCAATGTGAGCTGCTTGTGCGGTAGGACTCACGCCATAGAAGCCCACATTACTCCCCGTGTGAGTAATATCGCCCGATGGCTCCAAATCCGCCAAAGACAGGCCAGTGAAAGCGCTGTCATCGGCAAGCCTGAGATGAATGTTAGCCCCGCTGCGCTTAATGGCCGGGAAGGATGTCGAAACCCCTCCAAGCTGGAGCCGCCCAAAGCTTACATTGTTGCTGTCAGCTAATTTCAGCACCCCAAAGCTTGGGCTATCAATACGCGATCTGTTTTGCCAGGATTGAACTAAGCCAGGATTCATGTAGAAAACACCCCCGTTGGTCAGGTTTACGTAATTACCGCTGTCAGTAGTTAGCTTTATATGCCTCCCCGTCCCGCCACCTGATCCAGCCTCCGTTCCGATCACAAATGTATCAGCATCCCACTTCAGAAACCCGCGCTCGAAGGCGGTGGCACTTGTGTAAGTGTTGTAGATATTGAACGCCTGCGCGTTGACTCCGTTACGTTGGCCGAGGGTGCCTGCTGCATCGCGGAGAACAACGAGGTCAGGACTCGCAAACGGACTCGCGGGACCCCAGGCTACGCGGCCTTGGGATCCCATCCCGAGACCGTAAAAACCATAGGCGTTTCCTAGCATCACCCCGCCTGTGCTGTTGCGCCCAGCCTGGAAGCCGTAAACGGATGTCGCCGTGCCAACCGAATCCACGTTAAACTTGCTCGATCCACCAACCTGCAAGTCTAGCAGTTTGCTAGTGCCAGGACTGGCCGTATCGGTCTGGTTAATTATTACGCCGGTATCATTGCCCGCCGCTTTGTTTGTAGTGTAGTCGAGTGTCAGTGCCGCTTCGTCGCCGGTTGCCTGATCTAGAACGATTGGAGTTGATGCCGTGATTAGTGTATTTGCGTCCGCGCCAAAGGCACCGCCTCCGCCGCCAAGGTCCGCAATGGATTGCGCGGTAACCTTTTTAAGGTTGTCCGTGTCGCTAGTGTCGCCGACCAGCACATAGTCGTCAGTGGCTGGGGTGGTAATGTCAGTCTTTCCTGAAATCAGCGTCTTGTCTACTGTTAGAGCCGTGTCGCCGGTCACCTCGCCCGTGTGGGTAGCGTTAGTGACTAGCCCACTGTACAGGGAATTCACCGCGTCATCCCCTGTGTTTGTTCCAGAGATCCCGTCCAGCTTAGCCTTGTCCGCTCCAGACATCACGCCAGCGTTACCGCCCGCGATTGCTTGAGGAAGTGTGGCATCAGTCCCGTCAGAGGAAACAACGTCGACCGTGGTAGTTGTTTGCGTCGTAGATAGGTTGGTGTCTACGTTAGTGGTTTTGGCGTTTATCTGCGTCTGGATGTTACTGGCGACCCCTGACAAGTAACCCATCTCCGTTGGAGAGGCTCCGTTAATGTCACCGGTAGAAGTGGCGTTTCCTTCTTTGTCGACCTTGAACTTGCTGGCACCTGCCACTTGTAGGTCAATTAATTTACTTCCTGCCGAGCTTGCGGAGTCGGTGACGTTGATCTTGATAGCGTCGAAGACGGTAGCCCCGTCGTTCCACGTATCCGTTAAGTTGTAGATCTTTGGCATGTTGTAATTGTGTTAAGCCTCTCTTTGAAATAGTTCCTCGTTGAATCTGTCAGTGATGACATCCCCTGCCCGGTCCTCGATAGGTGGTAGCCCCGCCTCTGTGCGCGTTTCGAATGCAGATTCCCAAACGAATCCAGCACCATAAGAACCGTCGTCACTGTCAAAATCATCGAAAAACCCGGAAATGTCCGCATGATTGATGAAGGCGCCGTCGGCTATTTCGGTGCTGCAAGACGTGAGGAGAGCCTCGGCAAGGCTCGCTCGAAGCGAGTCCGCTTCTGTTCGTGTGTTCGCGTAAATTCTAAACTGGATTGAGAAACGCGCATCATCTAGCACTGATCCAAGGTTGATCTCAAACTCTGCCCCAAGTAGCTGGTAAATGACGCAAGGGTTTTCCGTGCCATCCGGTGCTTGGTCAGGGTAGACCCTACCAGAAACGTTAATAGGATCATTAGCCTTTATCAGTGCTACGATCCACGCTTTTAATTTAGCCGGGTTCAAATCTTAAAGTGATCGTTGAAGGTGTCTAGCCCATTAGCCCGGAACTTGATTGCCGCAGGAACTAGGAAAGGCTTAGCCGCGTGGTACTTTGTCCCCAGTTCCAGGAATCTGTAAAAACGAACGCTCTCGTCTGGCTGATAGGTTCGTCTAGTCCTTCTTCCTGATTTAGTTAGCCCTTTAGCCCTAACGAACCTCTTACTGACAAACTCTCCTGGCTTGACGGTGAGTGTCCTGATGTTAGGGGATGGCGTGTCTATGATCAACGAGCGCTTTACGTGGGAGGACGTTGCTCGGTTCTTGGCGTCTCTAAGTATCTGCTCCCCACTGGCATCAAGTGCCTTAAGGGTTGCCTGCTTGATGCGCGGTTTCATCGCATCAATCCTCTGGTTGACGTCAGCTACACCTTTAACTGAATAACCAAATATCATGCCCCGGCGAACGTCCTTACTCTAAATGGATCGCATAGCCTCTTGGCACCTTCGGGAACGTCCGCCATTCTGTTAGAATCAACCTCGGATCTGTTGTGGAAATAGTGACCAACGAGGAATAATATTGCCTGTTTCATCTGGGCGGGGAGATCTAGATCCGCATAACCAACGGTGGACGTGATGACCACTTTGGCACTGGCGTCATGATCGGAAACCTTGACGGTTGCCACCCCGCTATCGTCGATGGAAACTACCTCGAAAGCTACGCCGACGGTGTCCTGTTCCACGGTATCAACCGTCTGGACTGGGTAAGCTGGCAAAGTCACCTCGCCGCCATCGGCCACGACGGCTTCGAAGGTTCTGGACGTCTGCTCGATCTCTCTACCAGTATAGTCAGCGATCCAACTTAATGCCGCTGGATAATAGTAGTCTTCAATTAACTCATCTTCAGCGTTGCTCGATACGCGGAGGTGCTTCTTTAGAAGTGCTAGAGTTACAAAGGCCATGGTCAACTAACTTCTTTTGCCAGGTTCTTTCGAACGTAGAGTGCGGCAACGTTAGCGGGTAACACTGCCACATCTCCTACGTTTAAGGCGACCCCAGCGAAGCCTAGAGACCATCTCATTTCCACCCTAACCGTTCCCCCGTCTACCATCTTTACCCCATCGACAAGGTCAAAACATCGCCCAGGAGAAGAGACATACGGCGCGCTGTTTGCCTTCTTGGCTTTGCGCTTCGCTCGCTTTTTCTTTGGAGGTTCCTCTGCGAGGGTTTCATCTAACAAAGTATCGTCTCTTTCTAGTTCGTCTTCCATGATCTCTGGGGGGATGTGGGACCGCTGACACTATGCCAGCGGCCCCTTGTGATCTTGTTAAGCTGCGATGATCAGCTTGCCAAACGCGCTCGGAAGCTCGTTGACAAGGTCATGGCGCATCTGCCCACGATAGCCCACGAAGCCATTGGCAGCGTAGAGCTCGCGCAACTGACGCACCGACAAATCTCGCCGAACGTAGTTGGTGCAGTACTTGTTCCAGTCACCGAAGGCGGCAACCTCGTTAGCAACCGTTAGATTGTCTCCGACCTGATCTGAAAGGACGATCTCATGCCCCCAAATCGTTCCAGGAGCACCTTCTCTAACAGAAGGAGACCAGAGGAACCGACCATCAGAGTCTTTAAGCTTCATGACCAGGGTTTCTGTGGATGGGTTCATAAGGAACTTTCCACCACTGCGACCACTTGCAGGAACCAAGGCGCGCAGGTCTGCCAAGTCTTCGAAGGACACCGCTAGCGTGACCGCAGTGTTGACCGTGTTTGTGATACCTGCTAAGAGGCTTGTAGGCCCTTTAGCGTCCGTTCCTAGCACCGCAGCCACCTCAGCAGCGTTAGCGAACGCTTGGCCAAGCTTAGTAGCCAGGTAATTCGGGAGGTTGATCTCGCTGTCATCGAGCAACTCCTCATGGACTTTGACCAGTTTGCCAAGGTTGAAGATGTCGATGTTAGCGTTGGCGATGGTGCCATCGCTCTCAGCGTATGCGTCACCCGGATCCCGGTAAGCGGCTGTTCCGACGGTAGCCTCGACAACATACTTGCGTTGCCCGCCTAGCGTCTGGCGCCCGATCTCACTAATAAGACCATTCGTACTGTATAGCAGTTCGATCACCTTGTTCATGAAGTCGCGGTGAACCACTGGAGCGCCAGTGTTAGCGTCTGAGTATCCCCATGTGCGGAACTCCTCAGGGATGCTGCGCTTAAC